GATCCCCGCCTTCACGCGCTGGACGCCCGAGGGGCCGGCCTTGGATTCGGCGGCGTGCGTCAAATTGCGATCGGTCCCGCCTGCCCCTCGGGCCTTTCGGCGACTTGTCGGCGGGGATTCTGTTTTATTCGCGCCGAACGGGATCAAGCCCGAGGAAACGATCCTAATCGTCGGCGGCGAGCTGGACGCCCTTTCGTGCGTTGTCGCCGGCTGGGCTAATGTTATCTCGCCGACAACGGGGGAAACAGCCTGGGCCGATTCGGCGACGGCCCAGCTTGAAGCCTGCGAAGATATTTGTATTGTTTTCGATTCAGATGAGGCAGGCCGCAAGGGCGCCCGAATGCTCGCCGACAAACTAGGCTCGCGCCGTTGTCGGATCGGGGCGTGGCCCGCGGGCGTTAAAGACGCAAACGAAGCCCTATGCACGCTCGGCGAGGCCTTCCGCCCCGCTGAGATAGTGACAGCGGCGAAGGCCGCGGGCGTTGACGAAATCGTGAGGGTTAGGGACCTCCGCGGGGAATTCCTCGCCGAGCTTACGGGGGCCAGCCCGCGGGGCATATCTTCGGGCTGGGCCGCGCTGGACGGTTTGATCGGAGGCATTCGAGAGGGCGAGGTGACTTTGATAACCGGCGACACCGGATCGGGAAAATCCACCTTTGCTAGCGCGCTGGCCCTGAACCTTGCCAAGGCGGGGCTAGGTGTATTCTTTGCGCCATTTGAATTAGGGGCGCGGCGCCAGGTAGCGAAATGGGTTAGACAAACAGCGGGCGCCCCGCCGGATAGCCTGAGCCGCGGCGAGGTAGAAAGCGCCCTAGACCGGCTGGAATCTCTCCCGATCTGGATTCTGAAAAGATACGGATCAATTTCAATTGAAGCGGTAAAAAATACCGTAGGGTTTTGCGTCGCCCGCCTCGGCGTCAAGATAATCGTTTTAGACCATTTGCATTTTATGATTAAGGAAGGCCCCGAGGAACGGGCCGAATTAGATGGAATGCTAAAAGCCCTCGCGCAAATCGCAGTAGATACGCGGGCGAGCATTTTCGTTTTGGCCCATCCCCGACAGATTCCGAATTCAGGCGAGAAAAACGCCGACAACCGGATCGTCCAACTTTCGGATTTGAAAGGCTCGGCGGGCCTTAAACAGCATAGCGATAACGTCTGGTCCGTTTGGCGCCCGCGGAAAGCCGATCGCGCTGAGGAAGGCGAAGCGGAAGGCCTGAGCAAGGCGATCGTTTATATTCTGAAATGCCGCGACGATTACGGGCGCGAGGGCCGCGCGGCCTTCGCTTACAGCGTAGCAGGCGCCACCTTTTCGGCGGCCCCGCAAACGTTCGCAGAAGGGGCAGGAAGCGGGGGGAAGCCTGCGCCTGCGATAGACCCCGCCACCATCCCCGAGCGCGGCCCCGTAGGGGCAAGGCGCCGGCTTAAATTGACACCCGCGGCGGCAATTCCTGCCCCGCATTGGACCGAGAGGGAGGGCTAGAAATGGAAAAGATATTTTTCGGAATTGACCCAGGGAAGCGGGGCGCAATCGCGGGCGTCAACGTCGCCGGCGAGATCGTCGCGCTGGCCCGATTCAGCGAAGCCGAAACCGACGGGCGGATCGCTTTGATTATCGGCGACACCTTGGCCGCCTTCCCTGAGGCCCAGATCTGCGCCACGATCGAAAAGGTAGGGGCTATGCCAGGGCAGGGCGTTACATCAATGTTTAGCTTCGGGCGTGCATACGGGGAAGCGGTTGGCGCCTTGATCCTTTGCCGCGCTCGCCTGCAATTCGTGCGGCCTCAGGCTTGGCAAAAAGACCTCGCCTTGCTCCGCTACGGGGGCGAGAAAACGGAACACAAGCGAGCCCTTAAACAGGCCGCCGAAGCTTTCTTTTCGCGCCGCTTCACGCTGGACGAATGCGACGCCGTTTTGATCGCGGAATGGTCCCGCCGCTTCGGGAGGTTTGAAAATGTTTGAAATTCTGAATAGCGCCACAATTGCCGCCGCTCGCCGTAGGGGCGGGCGCCTGAGGAATCAGGGAGGGGAGCGCCGGACTTGTCCACCGGCGCCCCCTTGCGACCTTTACAGCTCGGCGGCGGGGGCCTTCCTGCTAGTGGCCCAGCCTGCGCCGAGCCTTGCTAGCCCTTGGCTTGATCTGGCCCTTTGCGGGCTCGCCGTTTCGCTTTTCGTTTCTACCGCTTGGATTATCGGAAGCCGCGAAATCAGCGGCGAAAACGAACGGGAGCGCGAGCGAACCCGTCAAATAAAGGAGGGAAAGAAAAATGAGCAATGAATTTCAATTGAAGCCATCCCCGCCCGCGGGGAACATTCCCGATAGTGACACCTGGGCCACGCCCGCCTGGATCGTGGAATGGGTTAGGGAAACCGCCGGCTGGCCCGCTTTCGACTTTGACCCCGCTTGTGTCCCTGCTACCGCGAAGGCGCCGGATTATATCTGCCCCGATACAGGGGACGGATTATGGGATCCGTGGCGCGGTTCGACCGTTTGGCTTAATCCGCCATATTCAAAACAGGCCTTGTGGCTGGCCCGAGCGGCGAGGGAATGCAGGCTAGAAGGGCGGCGCGTCGCCGCGCTAGTTATGCCTTCGTTTGATTCGATATATTGGAGGCCTACCGTTTGGCAGGAAGCCGCGGAAATTTGGATGGTCGAGGGGCGGATCGCATTTGAAATGGACGGCGAGCCGCGGCCAGGGGGGAACGTTCGATCGTGCATAGTAATTTACGATCCGGCGCTGAGCATAGGCGCGAACGGCCCGCGGGTTAAATACCTGCGCCCGATTCCGAAGGGGGGCGAATGAAAAGGTTTGAAATAAAAAACGCGGATTGCCGCGAGGTAATGCGAGGGCTCGCCGAGAATTCGATCGATTCAATTGTGACCGATCCCCCCTACGGGCTGGAATTCATGGGCAAGGGATGGGATCGCGGCGTCCCAGGGGTTGAATTCTGGACGGAAGCCCTGCGCGTTTTAAAGCCAGGCGGCTACCTGCTAGCCTTCGGCGGAACCCGCACGTTTCACAGATTGACCTGCGCGATCGAAGATTCGGGTTTTGAAATTCGCGATTGCCTGAGCTGGATTTACGGATCGGGATTTCCGAAATCGCACAATATCAGCAAGGCGATCGATAAGGCCGCGGGCGCCGATCGGGAGATATTAGCGAAAATTCCAGATCGATGGACGGGCAAAAGTTCCGTTCTAAACTTTTCGACCGATCGGCCACAATCGCACGTCAACGTTACAGGCTCGCCCGCCACGCCCGAGGCCGCAAAATGGGAAGGCTGGGGAACCGCGTTAAAGCCGGCTTGGGAACCGATTATTTTAGCCCGCAAACCCCTACGCGGGACCGTGGCCCAGAATGTTCTAGAATTCGGAACGGGCGGCCTGAATATCGACGGGAGTAGAATCGAAGGCGAGCCGACGCCGATCAATCGCTTGGAAAAATGGAGCGGTTTCGGGCAGGAAAAGCGGCCCGAATATTCACAGGAAATAAACACGGCCGGCCGCTGGCCCGCAAACGTAATACACGACGGAAGCGAGGAAGCGATCGCGGGGTTTCCGCAAACGGGGCCAGCGAAGCAAGCCAACCGTGGCCGAGGTTACGGCGACGGAATTTTTAGTAACGATTGCAATTACAGCGGAACCTTGCGCGGCCACGGCGACGCGGGCGGATCGGCGGCCCGTTTCTTTTACTGCGCCAAGGCGAGCAAGGCCGATCGCGACGAAGGCAATAACCATCCTACGGTTAAGCCCTCGGCGTTAATGCGTCACCTTTGCCGACTTGTCACACAGCCGGACGGGCTGATCCTTGATCCATTTTCGGGCTCAGGTTCAACCGGAAAGGCCGCGCTTCTAGAGGGCTTCCGCTTCCTCGGCGCCGAGCTTGATCCCGAATATGCGGAGATCGCCCGCGCCCGTTGTCTCGCCGCTGAAATCGCTACCGCTACCGCTACCGCTGAGCCCGAGCCCGAACCGGACGCCCAGCTTTCAATTTTCGGGGAGGGTTAGAAAATGCGAGAAAGATCCGACGAAACCAAAAGGCAGAATTACCAACGCGCCGAGGCCGTAGCAATGCGGCGGATTATCGCCGAGCGAGGTTACACCCTCGCGATCGGCTGGACGGTCCCGCCCCTAACCGAAGCGGAGCGAACCCTAGACCTCGCCGCGCTCGCCGAGATTGAAAACAAAGATCGAAACCGGCCCTATACCTTTGCAGGGAAGGGCCTCGGCGAGGTCAAGCCCGCGAAACAAAAAGGCGAGGCCGGCCGCAAGGCTGAATACAAAAACCTAACCCTAGACGAAATCCAAGAAAGGGAGCGCGAGCGAAACCGCCGGCGGCACGACAAGGCCCGAGGCAAGGCCGCGACACCTGCGCCCGCTAAGGTCCAGCCCTCGCCCCTTCCTGAGCCCGAGGAAGCCGGCCCAGCCCGCGTCAAGCGCGCCGGCCTCGCCGTTCCGCTTTCCTACCAGGCTAAGGCGGAAGCCATCGCGGAAATCGCGGCGCGAGCGGCGGCCCTCGCCGAGCTGGAAAAGGCAGGCAAGGGGCGAAAGGTTCGCAATTCTGAAATCCGCCCCGAAGATTGCGGGGATAAGGAAGCCGCGCGCCGCGCTAGAATGCGGCTTAGATTTGAGGCCGATCCCGAAGCCGCCGAGGCCTACCGCACTAGAAGGC